TATTGATATAAAAGCTGTATCAAAATCACGCACCAAACAAAATGTCACAGGCAAAAAGAAGAAAACCACTAAGCGAAAGCGTTAAGAATAGTCTTAAAAAAAAAGCTGATGGCACAAAGTTTTTTTATGGAGAGCTTGCGGCTGTTTACAGAAAAGGTCAGGGAGCTTATTTGTCTAGTGGTTCAAGAAATGTACCTATGGCAGCGTGGGCTATGGGTAGAGTGAACAGCTATATGAGAGGTGATAAAGCAAGAACAGCAGACGCAGCAATCTATTCGAGGTACAACAAAAAAAGATGAAGCTAACTACCAGACAAAAAAACACACTTGCAAAGCACCAAAAGGCTCATGGTCACACAAAGGCTCACATGGAATATATGAAACGCAAGATGAGAGAAGGGGTTTCATTTACTGAAGCACACAATATGGCAATGAAGAGGAAGGGTAAATGAGTGACCCTAGACTGAAAAGGTTTGGATTATCTGGTTTTAATAAACCAAAAAGAACCCCATCACACCCAACAAAGTCTCATGTTGTCCTTGCAAAAGAAGGAGATAAAATTAAATTAATTAGATTTGGAGCGCAGGGCGCAGATACAAAGCCACCAAGAAAGGGCGAAAGCATGGCAGATAAGGCAAAACGCAAGAGTTTTAAGGCTAGACATGCAAAAAATATTGCCAAAGGTAAAATGTCAGCAGCTTTTTGGGCAGACAAGACAAAGTGGAGCTAATATTGTGAATAATTGTAAATTTTTTATTTATGGCTGACGAACCAATCAAACCAAATCCACCTGTAGATACAGCAGCGTTGATGGCAGAAGTTGAAGCACTCAGAAAAAGCAACAGAGAAATTTTAGACGATTACAAAAAAGCAAAGGAAGCGGCAAAAGCTGTACCGCCAGATGTTGATGTAGATGCTTTGATTGCTTTCAAACAGCAGAAAGAAAAAGAAGAGCTAGAGGCAAAAGGCAGATATGATGAAGCTATTGCTAAACAAGCACAGCAGTATCGTGATGCTGAAGAGGCAAAGAACAAAAGAATCCAAGAGCTAGAAGCTAGGCAGAGACAGCTTGAAGTTGAAGCCCCAGCAGTAACAGCCCTTGCTGATGTTGTACACGATCCCCAATATGTGCTATCTCGCATCAGTAAGGATCAACTTGCAAGAGAGGCAGATGGAACAGTTGTAGTTGTTGATGGATACAACAGAACACCAGTTAAAGACTGGGCAATGACAAAAATGCCAGCATGGGTACAGAAGAATCCAAGACCACAAGGCGGTGGAGCAACGACAACTAAAGTGCAGACTGAAACAGTAGCTGCTGGTGAAAAGAACCCCTTTGCAAAGGAATCTTTCAATCTTACAGAGCAAAGTAGGTTATATAGAACAGATATAAATAAATATAATATGCTCAAAAACGCAGTTAGCGGTTAGTATAGAGACAACGTGGTTGTGCCATGTCAGAGTTTGTGCCTCGAAGTAAACATATTAA